ACTATTTTTGCATCTACTAGATACGAAGTCTGTAGAATAGTCTAAGTAGAAACAGGCCCAGTACTAGACTAGGCCCGTTCTATTATGCACCGTTCTATTTTGAGATGTTAAAAGAGATTTTATTTAACTTGTCGTGTCCATTATCTACGAAAACTTGATTGATATTGTCTTTTTCTGTAGCAACGAACTCGTTTAGCATTGTTTCTATCTCTTTGAACTTTGGAAAGTTATCTCTTAATAGGTCAATCTTTCCTCTACTCGTTTCAGTTACTGTACCATTTGCTTGTGCTGTCTTAACTAGAGTCTCTATTGTGTCGTGGTCTAGACCTGAACTCTTTAGAGTTGCTCTATATTTAGATACTGACAGTTTAGCTGGCTTTCTATCTCTTGCCATTTTTGTTTCTCCTTTGATTAGTTTGACTAATGATATATTATCTACTAAAGATTATCTATAAGCTAGGCCCCTAGAAACCTTATTGAGACTCGTTCTCATTAGTGTTTTTTTGTTTATTTTCATCGCATTAAAATACAAAAAAAATAGTCAAAAAAAAATAAGGTTTGTTAACTTTCTTTTTCGTAAATTCCAGCTTTTTTGCGATAATGAGACTCAGTCTCAATAATTATAGTAGTATATGATAATGAGACGCAGTATCAATAAGTTAGTTAATGATAATGAGACTCAATCTCAGGTGGGATGACTAGATGCTAATGAGACTCAATTTCAATAGAAAAACCAAAATGCTAACGAGACTCATTCTCAACAAACAGGATAGGGGGAGGGGGGTATGACGCAAATAAGAGCCACACACAAAATTACGCTATTTTTTTAGGAATAGGAGTGTAGTTTACTGCTAAATAGCTCTATATCAATAACTTCCAGCGAATCTGCGTTTTGTAGCCTGTTTACTATTTCAGCTAATTCGCCTATAGTTTTACCTGTAGGCTCTAAAATATCTAGAACTTTCATATTCATAGCTAGTTTTATAGCTTCGTTTATGTTTTCGTGACTACTATTCTCTCTAAACTCGTTGGATACTGCTCTATCAAACCTTCTTTTCATTTTTTCAACCTTTTTTGTTTATTGAATTTACTAATGAAAAGCTACTTAAAACAAGCATTTTTAAAATATTTTGTAAATTTTTTCAAATAGTAGGTAAGTGTACAACATAGAAGTAGTTCTATTTGGCTGTATTTTGCCCATATATGAAGATTTTATTTAAAATACGGGTATATGTGTAGGTTTTCTAGTTTTGAGTGAATTTTCGCCAGTTTTCGTGTCTACAATATAGTAAAGGTATGCAAGTATCTCGTGTTCTGCTTCATTACCACGTACTCCAGCTACCATAGTTACCTTTTCTACCTCATAACCTTTATCTTGTACGCTTTGTACCTCTTCCCACTTTGTTTCTTGGAACATCTTGTCTAGGTCTAGTTGCTGTAGTAGCAGGTTTACTACCAAAAATCCTTTCGTAGTTATTTTTATACCTCTTGATATCAGAGGTTCTATCCTTATCACCTTTACCATTCATCTTTTCTTTCTTTTTATATTACGTTAGTAATATATTTCTTTCTTTTACTAAGTAAACTAAGTAGCTTCTTGGCTTAGAGCCCGTATAAGTTACTAATAAAACCATATATATATCAAGTACTTTTTTAAAAAAAATAATACTTGTACTATATATTGTCTTTTATTTAAATTAATGTTGAAGATATGGCCAAAGTATTAAACATAGCTAGAAGTTATTGCTCTAACTGGGATGCAGGTAACTGTATAGGATGTGTATTCAATAGAAAAGATGATAAACTATCTATTACATTGGATTCTAAGTTAAGTGGTAAGTCTTGTAGAGTAGAGAGAGGTTGTGATTTCTTTGATACTGTGGTTATACCGGGAATAACTGACGATAGAATAAGACAGTCTGCTAGATTGTCTAGGAGGAATAAATGAGAACAGCAGTAGGTATTATTACAATGATATCTGGAAAGCTTTGGTTTTTTCTAGAAGCCATGGCTATTGTATTGTTAATTAAAGTAATAAAAGGTTTTGTGAGATGAAGAGAGCTATCGTAACGCCAGATAAGCATTTTCCATATGAAGACAAAAAAGCAATAAAGGTACTATGTAAGGCTATAGAACTTGTAAAGCCTGACATATATATAGACTTAGGTGATACTGGAGAATGGGAGTCTGTATCTCATTGGCAGTGGAAGAAGAAAAAGAGACCACCTTTGGAATATCAACTTCCTTTTGTATATGAAGAAATAAAAGCTGTAAACAAGGGTATGGACACTATAGACGCTTCTCTTGATAAAGCAGGAACTAAAGAACGTCATTTCGTGGAGGGTAATCATGAAGACTGGCTTAATAGGTTTGTTGAAGAAAATCCATACTTGGCTAAAGACATCCTCGTTAAAAATGCATTACGTCTTAAAGAGCGTGGATACAAGTATCATAGGCTCGGAAAGATGCTCAAGATTGGTAAAATTAATTTCTACCATGGGCATCATTTTGCAGGAATTAATCACACTCGTAATCATCTCCTTCGTCTCGGTGGTAATGTTATGTATGGTCACCATCATGATATTCAGCAAAGCTCTGTTACGCACATTGATGGGGTTAAGTCAGCGTGGTCAATAGGGTGTTTAAAGGATATGAGTGCCGAAGCTAACGAATGGTTAGGTAATAGACAGCATAACTGGCAACACGCCTTTGCTATAGTAGACTTTCATAGAAATGGTAACTTTAATGTTACTATACATCAGATAGTAAATGGTGTAAGCACAGTTGATGGAAAAGTACTAAATGCAAAGTAGAACCATAAAAAAGAAAGACCATCTATTATTTGATGATGTCAACGAGTTTCAACAGTTTATGCCTAACACTGAGTTAGTTGAGAATTGGAGAGATGGCTTTGAAGGTGATTGGGTTCTATGTGATGATGGTAAAGTGTGTCAGGTTTTAAAAAGAAACTATCTTAAGAAGAATGGTGTTATAAAAGCTGACTACATAAGAACTGTAATGGGTACGTATATATGTACAGGTAGTTATAAAATTGCTGGAGATATGAGAAAAAACATATATACCTTCAGTCCTAAGTACGATAGTGCATACAAAGTAAAGAAGGAAAGAAAGAAAGCAACTAGAAATGAGTTCTTGTTTGCTAAGTATGTAGCTAAGGGCGAAGATATGGTAGATGCGTTTCTAACTGCATTTCCAGCTAATAGCAGAAAGTATGCAGAAAGAGAAGCTAAATTTTTAATGAACACTGAAAGGGTAAAAAGTTTGATACGTGAAGAAATAGATAAGATATTAAATGAGGCAGAGATAACCCCATTGTATATTTTAGAGAAGATGAAGGACATTATAGAGTCTACTACCTCTAGAGATAGTGATAAAGTGTCCTTATTAAAAGAACTAGTTTCTATAGCCGGAATGAAAGATACTGAAAAGAAATCTGAATCCGTTACTGTATTCCAAGGATTCTCATCTGAGCAACTAGAAGCTATTGGTGGAAACAATAAGAAACTGGCAAGTGCCAAAAGGGAATTGAAAAGCTGATGAATCTATACGAAATAGTGATGGAGGTTCTAGAGCACGCTGATGATAACGATATGTCAATAAAAGATGATATGTCAAAGCAGAGCATTGCTACTGAAATCTATGAACTGTTTTACGAAAGTCAAGTTTATTCTAGTTTTATTGATAGTGGCTATATAAATGATTTAAGTGACTATTGGCAATTTAGACAAGACATAGATGAAGACGAATAAGTTAGCAGTATACGGAACACTTAGAAATGGCGAGCGAGATACTTGGAAGGTAGATGGCTACTCATTAGTGTTTCCCGGACATAGAAACTATCCAGCCGCATTTATTGATGAGAATCAAAATGAGATGGTTGTAGAAATTATAGATGTAGATAATATTGACTTAGCAGGATATGACCAGTATGAAGGTGTGTCCCATGGTTTATATGAAAGAAGAATGGTTAAAGCATATAATGATGATGATGAAGTAGACGCTTGGATGTATACAATAGGCCCAGCTTTACTACAGAATGGTGGTGTGTTTGAATTAGTACCCAAGAAAGATTGGATGTCAGAAGAATGCCTAAAGCTCCGAACATAAATAAAAATAACGTATCTGAAAAAGAACGTGTACTAGAACTAGCTAAGAGAGATATAATAGCTTTTGGTCAACTGTTTTTACCAGAAGACTTTATGAAGTCTACTCCTGCTACATATCACTATGAGTTAAATGACTTACTATTAGATAACTCTAAAAAAAGAAATTGTATTATACTTCCTCGTGGTCACAGTAAGTCAACCCTAGCTAAAACAGCGTTACTGTACCATTTATACTTTAATCCTGAGGGTAAGAAAGAATTTATAGCTTGGGTGGCCGAAGAACAATCTCAGGCAATAGACCATATTAAATACATACAAAACCATATAGAGGTTAACCCTGCTCTTAATTACTACTTTGGTGACATACGTGGTAGCAAGTGGACAGAAAAAGAGTTTACTACAAGTAAGGGAGATAGGGTTATAGCTAAGGGTACATCACAAAGACTTCGTGGTAGGTCACAACTAGGCTTAAGATATACTAAGATAGTTCTTGATGACTTTGAATCTGAATTGAATACAAAAACTCCAGATAGGAGAAGAGAGATTAAAGAGTGGGTTATGTCTACTGTAGAGCCAGCTCTAGAAAACTCAGCAGGTAATGAAGGTTCTATATGGATGATAGGTACTATAGTTCACTATGATTCATTTCTACAGAGTATATATGATGGTTATATAGAAGCTCAAAGAGATAAAAGGGATTACGCTTGGGATGTTATGTACCACAAAGCAATAGACTCAGATGGCAATGTATTGTGGCCAAGTTACTTTAGCAAAGAAAAGCTACAAGATATACGTAGACGATTTGAAGATGTAGGATTATCTCATAAGTTTGCACAAGAATACTTAAATGAGGCTAGAGACTTAGAAAATGCTAAATTTAAAACAGATAGACTACAAAACTATGACCACGAGTTTGAGAGTAGAGATGGATATGCATACCTTGTAAACAAGGATGATGCTATTCCTGTTAATATTTATATGGGTGTTGACTTAGCGTATGAAGCTACAGAGTCAAGTGACTATCAGATAATAATGGTTATAGGTATAGATAGTGATAGAAATATTTACGTTATTGATTATATGAGAGAACATATACCTTTGTATGATATGCCAGAGCAGATACTAGAATACGCTAGAGAGTTTTCACCAGTAAAGCGTGTAAATGTAGAACACGTTGGGGCTCAGGGAATAATTAAAGATGCTGTTAATAGTCTTTCAGGTAAAGAAAGAAAGGTAGCACCCGGTATAGCTCTAGGTGTACGACCTCCTAGTGGGATAAAGAAAGAAGACAGATTAGAATCTCTACTAGCACCAATAGTAAATAGAAAGAAAATGTTTATAAAAAGGTCTCATACATCACTTGTAGATGAGATGTATCAGTTTCCAAAAGGTAAGAACGATGACATACTAGATGGACTTTGGTATGCTATAAATAAAGCCAGACCCCCTGTTAGTAAGAGGTTTGATGCTACTGACTTCATAGAGAACAAGGTAGTAAAACCTGTAAGTGAAACAAAGAAAAGAGTTATCTCTTGGGTAACTGGACAAAAAATTTAAAAAGTACTTGCATTATATATGTATAGTTTATTATATTACACACCAAAAAGGAAGGTGTACCCATTTCTAGTATTAGAGAGTTAGAAAAGAACGAAGCTCAACACTCAGAAGTTAATAGACAGTTATGGAGAATGTGGAGGGATGCTCGTGCCGAATGGGATGTAGAGGCAAGAGATTCTATAGATTTCTTTCTAGGTAACCATTATTCTCAAGAAGAGTCAGATGCTCTACGTGCAGTAGGGCAAGGTGACTTTGTTATTGATAGGGTGTATGCCGCTATAGAAAAACTAAAATCCCTACTTACTTCACGCTCACCTAAGTATAGTGCAGTTGGTAGAGAAGACTCTGATAGTAGAATATCCAATGTATGGAGAACTGTTCTTGAGTACATATGGGATATCTCTGATGGTGACACACAATTCAAGCAAGCAGTACACGATTATGCTACTGCAGGTATGGGTTACTTATATGCTTACATAGACCCAGAAGCTGACTACGGTAGAGGTGAGGTTAAGTATACCTACCTAGACCCATTCAGAGTTTATGTAGACCCAGCATCTAGGCATAGATATGCTGACGATGCGTCTGGTATTATATTATCTACCATACTTACAGAAGACCAACTTCTAAATATGTATCCTCAGGTAGAACCTTTTATAGAAGATATTGACACTTATTATGACGAGGAAGACTATCCTGAGGGTGGTAGAAAAAATTCTTCACAATCTTTTACACCCGATGTAACATACGAATCAGAGTACAACAGAGTTAATAAGTATAGAATACTAGAAAGATTTACAAAAGTAAAAGTTCCTTTCTATAGAATATTTAACAAACAGGATGCTTCAGAGGTTATCCTAGATATAGAAAAATATAATGACTTCATAGAATCTGAAAACGCAAAGCTTTTAATAGAGGCTGAAATGATTGAGATTGTTGAAGTAATGCAAACAAGAATTAAAGTCTCAGCAACAGCAGGTGATGTGCTGTTATATGAGCAAATATTAAATACAGACATATATCCGATAATACCAGTTCCTAATATATGGACAGGAACTCCTTATCCAAAGTCTGATATCGCAAAAGTCAAAGACTCTCAAAGACTTTTGAACAAGCTTTTCTCTCTCACTCTCTCACACGCTCAGGCCTCTGCCGGATTGAAGTTGATGGTTCCAGAGGGGAGCGTAGATGATTTGGGGCAGTTGGAGCAGGATTGGGCTAGACCCAATGCTGTTATACCTTATAACCCAGAGTTTGGTGCACCGCACTTCCCTGCCCCACAATCACTCTCAGGAGAGTTTTATAATTTAATGAGTAGGATAGAGCACTATATAGATTTAAGTTTCGGTATCCCAGAACTAATGCAAGGCTTCAAAGAAGCCGCACCTGAAACAGTTCGTGGTACTGCGATGCTTGCCGAGATGGGTGAGACTCGTGGTAAATCTAAATTAAGAGATATCGAAGGAAGTTTGACAAGGCTAGGTAAGAGTTTGTATAACCTAGCTAAGGGTCATTATACTTACGCAAAGACGTTTAGAATTGTACAGCCAAATAACGACATTACGGAGTTTACGGTAAATATGTATGATGATAGAAGTCAAGAGGTTAATGCCATTACAAATGACATCACCGTAGGGCATTACGACGTGAGAATCATATCCGGTTCAACATTACCTTCTAACAGGGTAGCTGAATATCAGATGTACCTAGAAGCGTATAGAATGAATCTGGTAGACGATGTCGAGGTTTTAAAGAAAACTGAAATCTTTGACAAACAAGGTGTTTTACAGCGGAAAGGCCAAATGGCTCAGATGCAGTCTTATGTTAAACAACTCGAAGCTCAGGTCAAGAAACTTAGTGGAGACCTCCAAACAGCAGAGCGTGAAACGCTCAACTCAAGAAAGAGGGCTGAAACTGAGAAGTTCAAGAGCAGGCTTAATGAGATTCAAAATGATACCAAGTTTAAAAGCAAGGTACAGGTTGATAATCTAAAACGAATTGTTGACTCAGAGACTCAGGCTGTAAGCTAATGAAAACAGAAGTAGTGGGAACGTTACCCGGTTCTGCTTTTATAGACATCTTTAAATAGGTGATGCTAAATTAAAAGAAATCGGAGAAGATAATGGAAAACACTATGCACGAAAATACCACAATAGAAGGCGTGGAAGGCGAAGTTTTAGAACAAGTTGTTGAGCCTGAACAAGTCGGTGGAGAACCAGCACAACCTGCTGAAGAAGTTATTGATGATGCTAAAAAGTTTCAATCAATGTACGATAAGAAAGCCGCTGAGTATGACAAGCTTAATAATGAGCTCGAGGAGCTTCGTAAATACGAGCAACTAGGAAGGGTTCTACAAGATAGACCTGACGTAGTTGAAGCGATGAGAAACACTTTGAGTGGTAATACGGCTAGTAAAGAAGAAGCCCCTAAGGTTACAGAAGATTCTTTTGACCCTTGGGAAGCTTATTACAAGCCCGGTTCGC